ATACTGAGGTTACGTTTGGCAGTCAAAAAATAAAGAAACAAAAGTTGGTAGGTTATCCACAAGATATTGAGGGCATAACTTATCAAAGGAAATCAAACAGATATTATTTTAACAATCAAACACCCTTTGATGACGTTGATAATATCAGATGCGAAAACGAGCTAGAGTAGATGCTAACCAAAAAAAGATTGTCTCTCAAATTAGAGAGATGGGATGCTCTGTCCTCCATACTCATCAATTAGGCAAAGGTGCACCAGATATTATAGTAGGATATGCAGGTAACAATTATCTTATAGAAATTAAAGACGGAGACAAACCGTTAGCACAACAAAAACTTACACCAGACGAAATAAAGTTTCAAGCTGACTGGCAAGGTAACTATCATGTTGTAAACTCATTTAACAAACTTAGAGACATAATATTTAAAGATGAGTTCTAAGATACTTGACATACTAGCTAAGAGGCATAATGAATGGATAAATATGGCTAAGAGTTTTAAATTGGATACTAATGATGCTAATGAGTTAGTTCAAGATATGTATATTAGAATGTATGATTATACAAAAGATGTAAAAAGAATTATGTATAATGAAACTGAAATTAATACATTTTACATATACATTACATTAAGAAACTTGTATTATAGTAAGTTTACTAATTATAATAAAAATAAAAAAACAGTATTGTTTTCAGATATAGACAATGAAAAATTTAGTTATATTATGAATCAAATAGTTTATGATGTTGAGCAACATAATGATAATTACAAAAAAAAAGTTAACTTAGAGGCACTCTATAACAAGATTGATAGCGTTATTGAAGATTGGTATTGGTACGATAAGAAGCTAACTAAGTTATATTTAAATACTAATATGAGTATGCGAGATATTAGTAAAGAGACAAAAATAAGTTTAAGTTCAATATTTAACACATTAACAAATGCCAAAGAAAAAATTAGAAAAGAAAGCAAAGAAGAGTATAAAAAGTACAAAGGCTAAAGGATTAGGAGATACAGTTGAAAAGGTACTTGAAAAAACAGGAATAGCTAAAGTAGCTAAATGGATACTTGGTGAAGATTGTGGATGCGAACAGCGTAAAGAAAAACTAAATAAACTTTTTCCATATAAAAAACCAGAATGTTTATTTGAAGAAGAGTATAAGTATTTAGACAAATATTTTAAAGAAAGTAAAACTACTGTACATCCTAAAACTCAGGAAAAATTACTTAAAATAGGCAACAGAATATTTCATCAAAAAATGTCAATGACAAGTTGCACATCTTGTTTTAAGAAAAATTTACATGACCAATTATACAAGGTTTATAAAGAATATAATAATGACTGAAAACAAAGGACTAATTAGGAATCGAAAGCGTGTAAAACAAGTTATTGATTTTACAGGTGTTCAAAACGGAAAACTACATCCGTCAGATATTGATGCCGTTTTAGAGTTTGATAATGAAGTTCTTATTCTTATAGAAGTTAAATATAAATTTAACAAGATACCAACAGGTCAAAGATTATTACTTGAAAGGATTTGTGATTCTTGGCATACTGAAAAATCAGCAGTATTGAAAGTAGAACATGATTTTGATAATGATGATGTGAATATACCTCTTGAAAAATGCAAGGTCTCAGGTATATATTATGATAAGCGTTGGACTTACTACAAAGAGCCAAAAGAGTTTAAAAAATATATAAATCAGATGGGCGAAAAATGGAATTGCAAAAAATGTAAATTCTAAAGTACATTATATCTTATATTTGTTATTTATATATGCCAATACTTAAACCTAAAAAATACGAACAAAAAGCTAGTTTCATGGCAAGGTTCATGAACAATGCTAAAATGATTCTTGAATACCCAGATACCAAACAACGTTATGCAGTAGGTATGGATATTTGGAAAAAGAATTTTATGTAAAAAACATTTGCATATCTCGGTTCTTTTATTAACTTTGTAAGTGAATAACAAAGAAATATGAGAACAATACTTTACACATTAATTTTATTTACACTATTTAGTTGCAGTGATAATTGTGATTTGAGCCATTATCCTTCAGCACCTTTTGTTAATGAGCCTTATCATGCAGAGTACGGAGACAACTCTGTTAAATACATTTATTTATGTAGAAATGGCAATAACAATGAGGTTTATAATTATTATATAGACAGTGGATGTTGGGAGTATTACGTTTCATATCAGTATAACTATAATTGTAATTAATATGAAAGAACCAATAATCACACTAGACAATGAAATGCACGATAGACACGAGCTCACACAAAAAGCAATTCAAGATAGCTTTTATTATGGCTACTTAGCTAAAGCTTGTTTATCAAGTAGTGCAATAAGCCAACTACTTAAATCGCCATTAGAATACTTAAATCAAATAAACCTACCTACTGAATCGGATGCACTAGCTCAAGGATATTTATTTCACGCTAGTATATTAGAAGAGGATAAATTTAACGAGTGTTTATTCTTAGATGTTAAGACAAAGGCAAATAAAGAATATAAACTTGCTAAAGAAGAAAGGTGGGATGTCTTTACTGTAAAGGATAGGGACAAGGCATTAAGATTAAGAGATAGATTTTATAATTGCAAACCTGCAAGTGAACTTATAGAGAACAGTGAATTTGAAGTGCCTATGGTTGATAATTTAATGGGATACCCTTTTAGAGCTAAGGCAGATGTTTTAGGTCAGTATTTAATAGATTTAAAGACAACTCAGATTTGTTCAGCGTTTAAATACAGTGCCAATAAATATAATTACGATAGTCAATGTTACATTTATTGTAATTTGTTTGGCAAAAGTTATAAGGATTTTAAGTATATTGTCATTGATAAATCACCAACAAATGAAATTGGTATTTTTAATGTCAGTGAAAATTTCTATTTTAGTGGTGAGCAAAAAGTTGAATATGCTTTAAAGGTATATGAAAACTATATTAGAAACGAATTTGATTTAGAAAACTACTTAGTAGAAGACACTTTATAAATGGACAATGAATATTTAGATTACTTAGATTGTTATGAAGACACTCTATTATGTCTAAAGAAAAGAGTAATAACAGAAAACGAAATACCTATATTAATCGAGCAATATGAATTTGAAGAGCACTATGAATGTTGTGGTGCAATACTACACGCTTTAGAAGATTACAAAGCTCAACAAAACTATTTACCATGATTACACCAAAACACATAATTGAAAAGGTAATTGAATTATCAAGACTAAATATATTTAACAAGACTAGAAAAAGACAATATGTAGAAGTCAGGTCTTTATTAAACCATATATTGTATAATCACAAAAGAATGACTTTGTTTAGCATTGTTAATATATACAAGAAATATGGATGGGAAGTTAACCACGCTACAATTCTATATTCACTTAGAACCTATGAAGTTCACAAAAACTATAATAAAGATTTAATAGTATGGGAACAAAAGATTATTGATAAAATAAATCAAATGGACAATTACTCTAAAAGAGAATACATAAAGAGTAAGGTAAATTATCTTAACAATAAAGATGTTGATGAATTAACTATGGTCATTAGTAATATGGTCGATAAAAAACTAGAGTATGCAGAATAAATATAGAAAGTTACTACAAAAAGAATCGCCTAACTTATATAAGAGTTATGAGGATATTGTTGAAGAGCAGTTTGAACTCTTTGCAAAGAAGCAATTAGATTATGGCATTAGTAATATAAGCACTGGTGCAAACTTAGAAACCAAAGAAGGCAAAGATTTTGCTTTACATGGTTTATGGTTTAGAATGAATGATAAAATAAGTAGATGGAAAAACCTAATAATTAAGAATCGTAAAGGCAATAATGAAACTTTGTTAGATACATATCAGGACTTAGGCAATTACTCTATTATATGCCAACTAATTAATAAAGGTTTGTGGAAGGAATAAAATGAGTTCTAATAATAGGTATTTATATATATTACATTTTTCAGATTCTCTTGGGTTTAATTATTGTAAAATAGGAATATCAAAAAATGTTGAACAAAGGAGAAGTCAATTACAGTGTTATATTGATTTTGAATTGAGGATTATATATAAAAAATATTTAGAAGGTGTGTTTGATTTTGAGAAGGAATTGAAACAAAGGTTTTGGAAAAAGAATGTAAAGTACTATGTTTTAGGCAAACAAACACCAACTAAAAAGATTTTGCCTAATAATACAGAGTGGTTTCATTTAAGTTATAAAGAGGTTTGTGATATAAAAGAAAGTTTAAATCAATATAGTTTTGTAGATAAAATAAAAAGAAAAGAAATTAAAGGTAAAGGGCTTGGAATAGAACAAAGTTATAACAAAACTTATACTTACAAAAAACAAATAAAAGGTAAAGATTATTATCAGCTTTCATCTATACAATTTAAACACATATTACAATTGATAGCAAGTAAAAAAATCAGATTAACAGAGCGTAATTTTCTAAAGAATATATGTAAAAGGTTTCAAAGCAACAAGATGTTAACTGAAAAACAATATAGATACACTAAGTTATTAGCATATAAATATAATTAATGGAAGAGCAAGAAAAAAAGAAAAAAGACGGAAGAGCAAACAATGGTGCTTTAAAAGGTATTTACAGAGGTCAAGGACGACCACCAAAGGCAAGAGAAAAAAAGCTAGGCAACTATGCTTTAGGTGCCATGAAAAAAGTATTTGGTAGTGAAGAGAAAGCTTGGCTAGAACTTGCAAAACAAGCTCAAGATAGTTTCCCTCACATGAGATTACTTTGGGAATATAAGTATGGTAAACCAAAAGAACTTAAAGAACTTAACGTTAAAACAGAAGTAAACATTCCTGTAATTAATTTTGCCGATAAAGAAAAAACTATTGATGTAGAATCAGAAGAGATAAAAGATGAAAAAGATTCTAATAGCGTGTGAAGAAAGTCAAAGAGTAACTAAAGAATTTAGGTCATTAGGATTTAAAGCGTTTAGTTGTGATATACAAGATTGTTCTGGGGGACATCCTGAATGGCATATAAAAGGAGATGCAATTAAAGAAGCATATAGTGGTCAATATGATTTAATGATAGCACACCCTCCTTGTACTTATTTAAGTAATGCAGGTGCAAGGTGGTTGTATCCAAAGGGAATTTTAAACGAAAATAGATACAAAAAAGGATTAAAAGCAAAAGAATTTTTTATGAAATTATTAAACGCACCAATAGACAAAATTTGTGTTGAAAATCCATTGCCCAGTAAAATATTTAATTTACCAAAGCATAATCAAGTAATTCAACCTTATCAATTTGGAGAACCTTACAGTAAAAAAACTTTATTGTGGTTAAAGAACCTGCCTTTACTAAAACATACAGATGTTGTTGATAATTACAAAACTTATTTACCTTCAAATACAGGTGGTAAAAAAAGAGGTCAATCATACAGGTTTGTTTCTATAAATAAAATTGATAGCAGTAAAACATTTAAAGGTATTGCTGAAGCTATTGCAAATCAGTGGTCAAAAGATTTGTTATGAAGAAACTAAATCTTAATCCTAAATATCAAGCTTTATTTAATTCAGATAGTAGATACTATGTAATTACTGGAGGAAGAGGAAGTGGAAAGTCATTTGCTACAAACACATTCTTAGTATTACTTACTTACGAAAAAGGACATAGAATATTATTTACTCGTTATACAATGACCTCAGCAGGTATGTCAATTATACCAGAGTTTATTGAGAAGCTAGAGTTAATGGGCATACTTGACCAATTCACTGTAACCAAAACAGAAATCATTAACAATTTAACAGGCAGTTCAATATACTTTAGTGGTATTAGAACATCAAGTGGAGACCAAACGGCAAAGCTTAAATCTATTCAAGGTGTTAGTTCTTTTGTTTTAGATGAAGCAGAAGAGCTTACAGACGAAGAGAGTTTTGATAAGATTGATTTTAGTATTAGAGCAAAGAATGTTAAGAACAGATGTATATTAATTCTAAACCCTACTACAAAAGAGAAC